TCAACGTGCGGGACTGGCGGGCACGGCGCGCTTAGGTTGACGGGCAGCGTTGGCCGCGTCGATGGCTTCGTTGGTTGCGCGCACCCTGCCAGGGTCGCGCACGCAGTCAGCAGGCAAAGGGCGCTGGACAATTTCACGGGTGTACCTCTCGATGACCTGCGGCCGCGTGGCGACGAGCTGATCGATGTGGGCTTGCAGGTCGCCGGCCAGGCCGGTCAGGCGTTCGGCCTCGGCCTTGAATTCCTCCAGGCCGGCCACGCGATGGGCTTCCTGGCACTCGGCCCGCCCGGCGGCGCGCTGACTGACACCGTACCAGGCGATGGCGCCAGCGGCGCCAGCCAGTACCGTTGCGCCAACGAGGGCCGCCGCGGCGTAGCCCTTCCAGCCGATCAGGATTGAAGGCAGACCCACGTGTCCACCTCCCTGCGCGTAACCAGGCCGGGCAGCGTCATCAGCTTGCCGCCAACCCTACCCTTTACCCAGCGGTCAAGCTCCGCGCAGGCGCCGGCGTAGTCCCCGGCATTGAACTTGCGCCGCATGGTGGACTGCTCCAAATTGCCCGCGCCCAGGTTGTAGGTGAAGTCGATGAGCGCGGCGCGCTGCCATTCGTTGAGCGGCACGGTTATGAGCCGACGCACCGCGCGGTCAGCCGTGGCCAAGTCCGCATCGCGCCACGCGTCACACTCGGCATCGGTGTAAATCCGCTTCGGATCGATGTCTGAGCCGGTATGACCGTCGCAGACCGTCAGCACGCCCACCGGATCGATGTACGGCTTGCCACGGACCTTGCCGGGCTCAAAGTGCGTAACCAGCACGCCAGCAATAGCCACAGCCCCGCCGGCGGCCGCGGCGAGGACCTTCCGTTTCAGCGCGGCTGGGATCACGCTTCCACCTCTTCCCGTTCACGCCGCATGTCCCGGCGCCACTTCCAAAGCAGATAGGCAGCCTGCAATCCGATATAGATCAACGTCGCCCAGAGCACGGCTGCATTCAAGTCCCAGCCTGATGCGGCGCCCGCTACGACGACAGTTGCCGGTGGCGCGGCCTTGGCGACTTCGGCGCCGATTTCAGTTTGCATCTTGATGATCCTTTGGGGCATGTCGCCTCCGATGTTGATCCGGCGTGCGGACACCAATTCCCAGACGCATATCAGTTCCCGGTCAGCGTCCGCATTTCCAGCCAATCCGTATTGAGAACGTTCCCCGCGCCGTTGGTAATCCGGCGCCAGCCGTTGGTCATGACCTTGCTGCCAGCAACGCCAGCCTCTGAGGGGACCGCCAGATAGGCAACGTCACCCGCTTTCCAGGTGGACTGGGCAGGTAGTGCATTGAACCGCCGTGCGAATGTGCCCGTGCGATAGCCGCTCACGGTTATTCCGTCGAGGACATCGACGGGACAATCCATCGCGCTGACACCTTCCAGGTGCAGGTTCGTGGCCGACCCAGACATCTCAATTGCGACGGGAGGCGCAGACAGAATGTCGCCGGACCCGATGGTCGGGTTCGAGATATCGAGCGTGTAATTGATGCCGGTGATAAGTAGTCCTCGCGTGTTCGCGGTGGGGACAACTGGAGTGGCGCGGCAGTTCTGGACCGACAACCCAACTTGCTTGTACACCAGCAGGCGACCGCCACCGCCACCGCCTACGATCACCCCACGGCTGAAGCCGCTGAAATGGTTATTGATGTCGAACGCCTCTTGCATGATCGTGTCGGTGTCAGCTCCCCAAACCATACCGGCGTTGTCCGTCGTATCGCTGCAATAGCCGAGGTTGTCGGCCGCGGTCAGACGATACACATTCGCGCCGTGGCCGGACGCGAAGTAGAAGGCGTACTTAGTGCCGATCAGGTGCGGATTGACAATCAGGTCGCCTGTGATCTCGATCTGGTTGCCCAGCACGAAGAGGTCCGACAGCCCTCCATTCCAGGTCGCACTGCTGAACAGCCCGATACCCTTGTGCGTCACCTTGCCTGTGCAATTGAGAACAGACTGGTTGCGGCGCATACCATCGGGTCCGTGGACCAACCACGCCATCTGACAATAATTCTCAACATGGCAGTTGATCATCTGAATGTTCGAGCCGTGCATCTCGACCGCGACAACCGGCCCGAACCGGCCAGTAGACGGTGTCGGGAACTTGAACCAGCAATCGCGCATAGTGATGTCGTCGCCGAACGCGAAAATGCTGGAATGGTCCTGGCTATCCAAGCCGTTGTTGAGGAAGTCGCAGTTGCCGATGTACCCGGTGTTTTTGATGACTGTGCCGGGGCCATTGCGTTGGCCAGTGGCTATGCATGTGACGCCCGGTGAATTGATGACCTGATTGTTGGTGAAATTGAGGTAGCGCGTGCCGGCATCTACGCCCACGCTAGCCACGCTTCCCGACACCATCAACGCTGCGCAGTTGAAACCGTCGAACAACCCCGCTCCGCGACCCGGGTTGATCTTGTTGTTCTGACCGTTGATATCGAAGGTAATGCCGTCGATATAGGGGTACTCGACCACCGTGTTGGCCGACATCATGTTGAACCACTTCGGGCTGGCGTCGGAGCTTTGGTTGTCCAGCAGCTTGAAGATCGTCTTGCCCTTGCCTGCGCCCTGTATTCTCACATATGACTTGAACACCAAACAGCAATATGTCTGGTTCCAGCCTTCCATAGCGATGCGCTGCGACAGGGCCAGGCCGTATGTCCTTGCACTTGCAGTCAACGGGACTTTCGACACGCTGGCCCAGTCGAACGCCGCTTGGATGCGCGCTGAATCATCGGCCACGCCGTTTCCGCGCGCGCCGAAGTCATCGATCGACACAAAACCACGATGGTTAAGCTTGTAGCGATGGCCGAGCTGGGTCACGATCACGGTGCCCCCGTTGTCGGCGCTCACCCCGTCTGTCGGATCATAGAAGTAGAAGGCCGGGCTTTTGTCACCGCGGGCGTAGTAGCCTATGGCGGTCACATACGGATTCTTGTCGCCGCGCTGGTTGCGCAGCTCGGCGATGGTACTGACGATCCGGGACACGCCGCCCACCAGCGCGCTGCCCTGCACAGTGTCCGTCGAGTTGGCCAGCGAGTTGATAAAGGACGCGAGAGCGAGCGCTACCTCAGCCGCAGAGCCTGACGCCGGGATGAGCGTGGTAGGGATCCCCGCCGCGTCGAACCCCAACATCTTGTTGGCCCGCAGGTCCGCTGGGGGCAGCACCGCGCCGGCGCCTGAATCAGAGATGGAGAATTTCAGGGATCGATCAACTTGCTCTTGCAGTTGCTGGATCTGAATAGTGCTGCGATCCCCCATGTCCTCTACGATCTGGGGGTAAAAGCCGCCGTTGTTCTGAATGTCGGTCGGCTGGGTATTCGGCAGACCGCCGGTAACCGTCAAGCGCCACGTCGCCGGAAGCGGCGATCCAAGAACGGGATAGCGCACCGTCCCGCCAGGGTTCGAATCCTGGTCGGTGTTAAGGGTGACGCTATAGGAAGAATCCAGAAGCAGGACTTGGTCGGCCCCGGTAGGATCCGTCAGAGTGACGCGCACGTCTTGCTTCTTGAACACCTTGAAGGTGAACGGGAAGTCGATCGTTGCGTCGTTGCCGAAGAACGGCCCCGCCTTGCGGGTGGTAGAGCTGATGGTCATTGGCGCGTCCTCGCGGTACGCGCCAATTCTCAGAGGCTAGGTCATGGGTATGCGCACCCGGGCTACCGCCGCGGGGCGCCGAACAGCAACGCTTCGGGCCCGGCGTCACCGCTCATCCAGGCATTGGCGCCGGCGACAAAGTCGGATATCAGTTTCCCCGGCAGCCCGAATGCGAAGCTCGTCCCCATAATCGCATTCTTGGTGTCCACGATGTCGCCCTCCCCCGCCACGATATCGGCCAGCGACTGGATACCCTTTACGACACCCTCGCCGGCCGACTGGACAGGGCTGATCTTGTAGCCGAAGTTGTAGGTGTCCGTGTCGAACACCGACCAGGTGTAGGACGAGATATCGCGCACGATGGGAAACATGCCGGCGCCGTACATCAGGAGCGCCCGGGCGTAGCGTTTTGCCAGCTTATCTTCGTCCTCATCGTCCCCGCCGTTGCCCATCATCATTTCCGTGAGGATCGCGGGCAACACGGCGATCATGACGAACTGCACCGTGAACTTGGCAATCGCCGCGCCCGGGTTGCTGGCTGCCTCGCGCTTCGCGATCGCGCCCGCGCGCACCAGCATCTGGAGCTGGCTGTTGAAGTAGCTGTAGAACATCGTGAACAAGCGCTTGAGCTGGCCGTATCCGCCATGGCCCGACATGATCTTGGGCAGGTCCACGTCGCGGCCGCTGCCTTGCGTTTGACGCACGATGTGGTCGGCGTAGTCGGCGGCCTTGGCGTTGTCATTGTCAAACTGCACCATGCCGTCCTTGAAAGCCGCATTCCACAGCGGCACGGATACGCCACGATCCACAAGCCCCATCAGCGCCAGCATGGTCGCCGTGTCGGGCAGCAGCCGGCCCTTGACCGTCAGCTTGGCGGCCATGTCGTTCAGATCACGATCGAAATTCTGGTACCGGTGGCGCATGTACTCGGAATTCTCCATGGCGAAGCGGTACCGCTCGGCCATCGCCGGGCTGTAGAACCGCGCCATTTCCAGACCGATGCTGCCGGCATTCACGCGCGTGAGCGCGGGCACGAGGCCCACCACGTTCTGCAGCGCGGTCTTGACGCCAGACATCAGCACCACGATGGTGTTGCGGCGGGCGCTGGCCAGGATCTTCTCGATGAACCCGGAGGGGTTGCGCGGTGGCGCGGCGACCTCACGCACCCGGTTCACCAGCGCGCGGTATGCCGGCACGCCGACGGACGACTTGATCGCTGTCTGGATGCCCTTGTCATTGAGCAGACGCATCGTGTCGGCGACCGCCTCGCGCAGCGCCAGATCGTGCACCGTCTCGTTGACGGCCTCCACGAAGACGCCCAGATCCAGACGTGGGCGCATGACCACACCGTCCTTGCGCTGCGTGCTGGTGCCCTGGTTGGTCTTGGCGGACATGCCCATGCCGCCGCCCAGCAGCTCGCGCACGGCGGCGCCCTCGTCGAACCGGTGCGCGCGCTCGTCGAGATCCGTGTCGTACTTCAGGCGGAAATAGCCGCCGCGGGCCTCGCCGTACTTCGTGGGAAACGGCAGCGGCTCCACTTTCGGCGGGGCTTTGCCCCGCGTGCGCTTGTTCAGCGCCTCCAGCTCCGGCCAGAGCTTCGTGTCAAACTGCTCCCAGATCGCATTCGCGAGATTCCAATCGCGCTCATCCAGGACATCGAGTACGCCCTGCATGCGGTTGTCGTTCCAGCCGTAGTTCTCCAGGCGCTTGCGGCCGTCGGCGTTCCCGTACAACAGCGCCGCCACCAGGGCATTCTCGCGCGTGATGCTGGTGCCAATACTGGGCACGACGATACCCTTGCGGCCGTAGTCGCGGCGCTCCTTCAGGTTCCACTGTTTGAAAAGCGGCTTCAGGTCGCGGTACACCTTTTCCATGCGCGTGGCCTTCCAGTTTGCCCGCGAACTCATCCGGCCAAACAACGACTCGTGCACCTGGCCGAACTTGCCACCTTCCAGAATATCGAGGATCGTCTCGGCGCTCAGAAACTCTCCGGAGAACCCATCCCCCAACTTGGCCACGCTCTTGCGGATATTGGGGACAAATTCCGGTTCGCGCGCCAGCGGGTCGCCGGCCTCGTCGAACGCCTTCGGATTGAATTCCCGCAGACGCGCCAAGATCGCGCCGCGCTCTTCGTCGAACGACATGTCGCGCAGCGCGGTGTACATCTTCTGTTCGCGCCGCGCCAGATTGGCGAGCTGGCGCACGCTGTCGACCAGGCCCCGGAACTCCTCGACGGACATGTCCTTGTAATGTCGGCGAAACCCCTCGTCGAGGATGTACGCCGGCAGGTCGGGCATGACAGCGTCCAGGCGCTCCGACTCGCTGGCGATGAACTCGGCCAGGCTTTGCGTCTTGGCAGCGTCGATCTGGCGCAAGGACATGCTGCTGCGCAGGTCGAACCGCGCCAGCAGCGCGTTCAGCTGCGCCAGGGATTCCCCACGCATGCCGGACTGCGATGTCGAGCCCGACAGGCGCTTCATGTAATTGAGGTCTTTCTCGATCTCGGCCTGGGCCGCCTGCGCAGCCCGTGCGGCATAGTTGTTCACGAGCTGGCGCTTTTTCTCGACGGCTGCGCCCTGCAAGTCGTTCTTGCGCAGCGCCGTTTCGGCGGCACGCGCGGCGCGCGCTTCGGCCACGACCCACTGGCTGGGCCGCACGTCGCGGATGCGCAGGCGCGCAATGGTCGCCTCGGCGAACTGCCGCGCCGCGCGGGCCAGCACTTGGCGCTGACCCAGGGCGCGCTGCAGCGCGTTTACCTCGGTCGCGATGAAGCGGCCGCGCGCCTCGTTGTGCACCGCTTCATCGGCCGCGCGGGCAATGCTCTGCGCATCCGTCAGATCGCCGTAGCGCTCCAGCATACGCTGATCCGTCAGGGCTTCGATCTTGGCGCGAGGGTCTTCGGCCGCGAGCACCGCGCGCACCAGCCCGTCGCCGGACTCGTACCCGAACCGATCGGCAACGATGTCCGGGTTTAGCCCGTCCTCGGCAAGCATGCCGTACTTGCCGTAGCCCAACTTGGACCAATCGAGCATTGCATATCGGTCCCCTTCAGCGCCGTACAGATCCTCCAGAGCGCTGATTTGCAGCTTGGTAGGACCGCTCACAGGTTCACCTGTCACCGGGTCCACTCCGCGCTTCATGAAGGTCTTGGCCTGGTTGACCGGTTCCGCCATGACTTCTGCCTCGACCTCCTTGCGTACGGTCTTGCGCCGGTCGGCGGCCTCCCGCTGCAGTTGGGCGATCACGCGGCTGCGCGCACCCGACAACCATTTCATGTCGCGGATGCTGCGCGCCTCCAGCTGCTGCACGGCGTCCTGGGTCGCCTCCAGGCCAAGGGCCTGGTACTGCGCCCACTCTTCCGGCGTCATGCCGGCCTGCTCCGCCGACGTGAAAGCTGGCTTGTAATCGAGCATCGTCTCGGTTTCCCGGATCTGCTCCGTTGACGCCAGCATGCGGTCGAAGACGCCGCGCACCTCGTCCGAAAGCTCGACGTTCAGCGCGGACATCGAGCGATACACGGCCAGCATCCACGCGCGGAAACGCTGGAATAGGCCTTGCAGTTCTGGCGCGGGCGCCTTGCCCTCGAAAAGATACGCCTCGAAGCCGCGCGCCAGTTGCTCATGGAAGGGGCGCTTCTCTTCCAGGTCGAGCGCGTTCCAGGCGGCCAGGTCTTGCACCCCGAACCAGGCCATAAGCTTCTGAACGTCATCGCGCACGGCGGCCGGCGCCTCGGCCTGGCCCGCTATGTCCGTCAGGACTTCCAGGTAAAAGTGGCCAGACTCGTGCAGGAAGGTCGACAGATCCGCATTCTGCAGTAGCGAAATAGTTCGCGTGTCGATGTTGTAGGCACCGCGCTCGGACTGGTTCAGAATGCTCGGGTCATGGGCGTCGAAAGTCCCGCGGTTCTCCGTGGCCGATTTCACCTGGTTGGACTCGAAGGGGACGAAGATATCCGCCACGACATGGCTGTAGTTGTCCGTCGCGGCGTCTTTCGCGTTTCGGATGATGGCCCCGTCATAACCATTCTCTTTCGCGTACCGGGCTACGTCGTCAGTGGTACGAAACTGACCATCACCCTTGTTCCAATCGCGCTCACCCCAATCCACCTCATAAGGGTTTTCTATCTTCACATACGCGTGATAGATACTGGGCGCGTTCTCGCCGGCGCGGGCCTCCGCGCGCGACCCGGCATACTGGGAAGCCATCAGCCGCGAGGTCGTGAAGAATATTCCAGTCTCGTCGGAATTGAACGTGTCGAATCCTGCAGTCTCGGAGCCGTGATAGAGCACCAGCGGCCGGCCCTGCGCGTCCACCGCCTTACTGTCCCCGAACCAACGCAGAAATTCCGGCGTACCTGTCTGCGGTACCTCGGACTGATTGAGTTCCCGACCATTTGGTCCTACACTATTACCCATGCCCCCGTCCGTTTCGGACGTTTGGCCGGCGGTTGCAGATTGCAGAATCTGCTGCTCATCGACCGACGGGGGATACTTCCACATCGTGACGCCGCGCATGTTTTGCCGCTTGTGGCTCACTTCCTCCAGGTACACCAGCACTCCGTCGCTAACTCGCTTCGCGTAAGCGATGCGATCGCTGCCGTTCGCCCCTCGCAGATCCGCCCGCATCGCATCGTAGTCCGTGACAATATCGGGCACCTGCGCCACGTCGGCGGCCGTGATCGGCAATTGACCGCGCGCCGTCTCCGCCGCAACGTCTCCATGAGCCTTTCGGATATGCGCAAGGTCCGAGCGTCCGAGCGAATGCGAATAGCCGGCTGTGCCCGGCAGATCGTCGCCGAGCTTACCTTGCAGGTCAGTCCAGAATACGGTGGTACCGTCGGCCTGCCCATCCCACAACGCCGCGGCGTCGGCGCCGCTGGTGGAGTGGATCCATCCTTTGGGCGGCTGCGCCGCCAACGCTTGATTCAACTGCCCCATGCCTTCGGCCCGTATCTGGACCGGGTAGCGCTGGTACATTTCCTGTGGGGTGACACCCAGCCGCGCAGCTTGCACAGCATAAAAATTGGACATCATGCCCGCATAGGCGCGGTTCACGTCGGGCGTGAACCGAGCGGCCTGCTCCAGCTGGGTCATCAGCTCCGCTTCGACCAGATCCTTGGACTCCTTGAACGGGGCATCTGCCTCGCGCTCGGCCATGACCTGCTCGACCTCGGCACGCAGCTGCTCGCTGCGATTCTGCATGAATTCCTGGGCTTGGGCCTGGGTCATGCCGGCCGGATCGGTCTTCAGGAACGGCAGCATGGATTGCGACAGGTCCGTGCCCGCGACGCGCGTGGCGTACTCGTCCACCGGAATGCGCACGTCCCCGCCGGTCGCCAGCGCCTGCTCGTACTGCGCCGCCACTGCAGGCGACACCTGAGCCAGTTGGGCGATGTCCACGCCGGACTGCGCCAGGTCTTCCGCCCGGATGTAGACGTCCTGCACCGGGCCGTCGGCCATGGCGTCCTTGACGAATGCCTGGAAGTCTTCCGGCGAGCGGGCGCGCAGCTTGGACGCCGCCGCGGTGGCGTCCAGTTCAGCCAGCACCTGCCCATCCAGCTGCGCGCGCTCCGCGCGCACCGTGCGCCCGGCTAGCCGATCCGCGGCTGTGTTCGCCAGCTGTGCCGTGCCCACGGCGCCGCCCGACGCCACGATGGTGGCCACCAAGGTCTGCGCCGCGGCGTCGGGGCGCGCTGCAAGATAGTCGGAAAATGGCTTCTCCGGGTTCAGCACGGCCCACTCGTTCAGATCCTGCAGCGCCGTCGCCACCTGCTCGCCTGGGATCTCGGCTGAGACTTGGCGCAGCAACATGTTCCAGAGCGGCGTGCCGGCCTTCATGTCATGCAGGAAGCGGCCGACAGGGATACGCTCGGTGGCGTACTCGATGGCGGCCTGGGACGTGCCGAACATCAGCGCGCGGTAGGGATCCATTCCCGCCTCGCGCGCCTGGCCGTAGGCCTGGCCGCCGGTGATGGCCGACATGCCGTAAAGCGTGGGCGCGGGGTTGCCCGTCACAATGCTGGCCGGTAGCGTCAAGCCCATTGTGACCAGCGACTGCACGCCTGAATAGACGCCCGCTTCTATATTTCCCGCAGCCTGAGGCATCAGCCCCTTGGCGGAGATCTCGCCCGCGCGCCCCTGGTCGGCCATTCCGGCGGCCAGGCGCCGCAACGGGTTTTCGGGCAGCAGCGTGCCCGCCAGCGGATCCAGCAGAGGCGCCAGGTTCTCGGCTGCGCCCTGCCCGACGCGCCACAGCGCGCCGCCGGCCTGGGGAATGGCCGACGCCGCGGCCTTGCCCACGTTGGCCAGACCGCGCAGCCCCTTCTCGATGACGCCCATATTGTCGACGTCGTCGTGGGCAATGCGTGCATTCTCGACGCCAGCCAGATAGGCCGCGGTCGAGGGGAAATCCCGGGCTAAGCGCTCGAAGTCGAACGACGTGAGCGCGGCCTCGCGCTTGACTTCCTCCGGGTGACGACGCACGGAATCGATAGGGATTCCGGTGCGCGTCGCGACCTGGCGCAGTTCAGCTTCCAGGTCCGGGTTGCTGCCCAAGGCGGCCGCCACAGACACGCGTGTCGCGCCCGCCGGGTCTGTCGTGGGCGGGTTGGGGTCGTTCAAGTAGGCCGAAACGGCGCTTGCGGTATCCAGTGTTTCAGCTGCCATCTACAGCGTTCCTTTGTGTCATGGATGCATGACGCGCCTCGCGTTGCTGTCGCGCGGTCTCCAGACGCCAGTAGGCCCCCAGCAAATCGGCTTCAGTCGGGTCGTCGATGCCGTTCTTCTTGAAATCGACTTTGAGCGCCTTTTTGACGTCGCTCGGAATATCGCCGGCCTTTATGGTCAGCATTCGCTCATTCGATGTACTGAAGTAGCCTCGGAACTGCACCGACTTGGCAAACAGCCCGTCGATGAATTCCTCCGTCTCCCGGTCCGTCATCTGCTTGCCAGAAACCTTCTGCTGGCTGAGCACTGCATCGTTGACGAACTTGCGGATGGCGCCCACGCGCACGGCGTCGCTCGTGCCGTCCTTCGGAGTCGGGTCGATCTTGAGCGTGGAGAGGCGATTGTTTAGCGTGCTATTGATCGCCGCCGTATTCAGCTCGTCCGCCTTGTCCGTACCGCGCCCGGCGGCTGCCCCGCGCTGGTTGGAAAGCGTCTTGAAGTCGCTTTCGCTCAGTTCGCCCCGCAGCCTGTAGAACTCGTTGTCGCTCAGGCTTCGCAGGTAGGCGGGGTCGCCAGCCAGCTTTTGGTAGACAGCCTCGTTGGTCCGGTCCTCGCCCTTCGCGATCTTGCCAGCGAAGCTGATGACTTCGGCCACGCTCTCGGCCGGGATCGTGGCGCGCACAGCCAGCGGCAGGTCGGAGTACTTCCCGCCGTTCGCGACAAGTTCGCGCATGGCGCCCGCGACCGATTCGTCATCGCGCTGTTTGATGGCCTTGTTCGCCACCTCATACTGCCGCGCGGTTTCCTCCAAGGCGATGCGGATCCGCTCGGGGTTCTGGCCTTCCATCTGATCCCGCACGTTTCGCTGCAGTTCGTAGAGGGTCGGCTTGGCCGGTGCACCCTGCCCAGCCTCATACTTCGCAAGTATGCCGCGCACGTATGGGATGGTTTCCTCGGGCTTGGGCAGGTAGTTCATCCAGTTGGCCTGGTCGCCAGCCTTTTCAGCAGCGGCCAGGGCCTTATCCACGTTGCCCGGTCCTGCGTTGTACGCCGCCAGCGCCTGCGTCAGGTTGCCGCCGTAGTTCTGCAGCATCGCCTGGAGATAGTCGCGGCCCACGCGCGCCCGCTCTTCCAGGCTATCGTCGCGCGCCGGTGTTACGCCGAAGCCTGGGTCGCGGTTCGTCGCGTCCACGACCTGCATGCGACCCTTGGCGCCCTTGGGCGACGTGACCACAGAACCGTCCGCGTTCAGATCCCGATTCCCGCTTTCAGCATTCGCCACCGTTGCGACGAGATCCGGCGGCAATTGCGTACCGCTGCCTGTCACAAGGTTGACCAGCCGATCACCAGGTGTAGGCATCAGCCGCGGCATGGCACGGTTCACGGCCGACGTCGCCGCGGCTGCGCCCAGACGTACGTCCATCTGCTTGGTTATGAGCCCGTCGACGCGCAGCATGTCGTCAGCATCCATCTGCGACGCGTACTTGCGCAGATAGCCGTCGGCATAGGCAACGTTGTTCTTTTGCAACGCCGAGGACAGCGCGGTCAGATGCGCGTTGCTGGTCGCCTTGCGGGTCTGAGCCTCAATCATCGAAGCTGACAGGCCCTTCATTCGGCCCAGATCGGCCACGGCCGCCTGGATCGATAAAATGTTCTGGTCGATCTTCTGCGGATCGTTGTAGTAGAGCGCGATTTCGTTGGTGCTGTTGGCAATCGTGCCTTCCCGCACCGATGCTGCATAGGTGCGGAACTGCTCGCCCTCGTAGCGAGTCGCCTGCTCCTGGAACTGCAGGCCGATCGCCTGGGAAGCGCGGCGGAACGCCAAGCGCTGCACGTCGTTGCCCAGCCCCTCGGCGATACTCTGCATCTGCTGGTCCAGCAGATCCCCGTACTCGGTAGCCAGCGGCTGCCCGCTGTCGCGCTGTAGGGCCTGTATGCCCTTAACGTTCGTGTACCCGGCCTGCGGGTCAAATGTGAGCTTCAGCGCCGCCTCTTTCGCCTGGTTGACCGCATCGTCCACGCGCAGCTGGTTCGCCTGCTGCTGCATGTCAGTCGCGATGCTCGTCGCCGCCGCGCCTGCGGACATGAGCCCTTGGCCCAACTGCGCCGTCTGCCGCGCGCCAATCTCCTGCGCAAGCGCGCCCGGGCCCGCCTGCTGGCGCACACCCGGCAAGCCGGACGAATTGACGCGGGGTGCGTCTACGATAGGAACGCGCGGCACGGGTCAGCCCTCACTTTGACGCTTTCGAATACTGGTACCAGCTGCCCGCAACCTGGCTGGCGCTTCCCAGCAAGCTCAGCCCAGCCGCTGATCCAGGGCTCACCGCGCCCGCACCGGCTCGCAGCGCTGTCGCGTTATCGCTGTAGCTCGTGCCTTGGGTCCGATAGCCCCAAGCGGAGCGCGCAGCGTTCGCCTGGATGGTGGCGGCATCCATTTCGTTCATATAGTCGGTCGACGCCAAGATGTCGACAGCGCTCCCTTCGTCGAGGGCCACGCCGTTGGCGGCCAGCGCCGCGCGCTGCGTGCCTTTGGTAGCGGCGTACCGCAGGCGACTCTGCTGTTCCTGCTCCTGCCCCTGTCGGATCGCATCTTGTGCCTGCCATTCCGCAATCTGGGCGTTGTTCGCCGCGACGTCGGCCTGGTAGTTCAAGCCCGCTTGTTGCGCCTTGGCGCTGTTGCTCGCGCCGACTGCCGACGCGCCAGCGCCCGCCATCATCACGTAAGGAGCTGCGGCAGGGGTGCACATATCAGGCCTTCTTGCTGAAGCGATAGAACAGCACGCCGTCCGGCCCGCATGGCACCCCCATTTCGGAGTGCACCGTAAACCCCAGGCGTTGCAACCAGGCGATACTCTGAGTGTTCCGGGCGTCGATCATGTTGCGCAGTTCCGGGTAGATTGTGTGCATAAACGCAACATATCGGCGCCCAATACGAGTAAGCGCACCCGGTCGGCGGAACATAATCGATGAGCCCAGCAGCCACGGACTCCCAATGTTGTCGCCAAGCAACGTTCCAATGTCCGCGACCCCGCCGACCATGGCGACGCGCCCGCCTGACATGGCAGTCCATGCATGCGACGACACGGCGATGCTATGGCGTATGGCTTCAGGAACATCGACTTGCGCGCCGTGCATCGCACGGATCTCCTGGGCGTCCTGCGCGCGCAGGTCGACCGCAAGCGCAGTGGCATCCGCGGGGGCAGCCGGCCGGATGACCAGATCAGCCGCCAATTGTCGCCTCGATGGTCATAGACACGAGAGTCACCGGAAGTGGATCGGTTTGACGAACGTACACCTGCGCCCCATCAGTCCACGCGGCCTTCACCACGTGTTCGAACTCTCCCGAGATCCAGCGGGGTGGCGATCCGTACGGTTCGGTCGTGCGTTGCTTGACCTGGGTCAGCTTGTCGAACCCGGGCCCGGCGAAGACGCCCGACGATTCATTCAGCCTCAACCACACCTTGTTCACGTTCTTGACGCGGCCCTGGCCCATCGCCTGCGTTTCGAAGGCCAACGGCAAGGTCACTGCATCCGCCTGGATGGGCAGTCCAATATGGACCTTACGGGCTGGCTTTTCCAGCGTGACGGTACCGGCCGTGACGGTTTGCGATGACATCACCGCGCCATCGGCCAGAATGTTCACCGCCTCCCCTTCGAGATGGCCAAGGTTCGAAAACACCGTGGCGGGCGCCCCGTCATAGGTGAGGCCGCTGTCGACGAAAAACGCGTCGGCTTGGCTGGGCATCATCCGCGTGTGCAAGCGCTCCACATAGCGCACCTGCGCCCCATTGACCGTTCGGCGGACGATCGCATAGAGCGCGTCCTCATCGCCTTCGGCCACCGTGCATATCGATTCGAAGCGCCCGGACTTCGTGCTGTGACGGTGCCAGCCTTGTACCTGCTGCTCGGGTACGTAGGTCAGGCCGAGCAGCTCGCCCGACGACGACACGCACCAAAGGATCGGATGCGGCGCGCGTGAAAACGCCATGTCCACAATAGTGCGGTAATCGAATAGATGGGGCGCCAGGATGGACACGTCCGCCGTGATGTAGCCGTTCGCCTGCCAGTTGTAGGACATTTCCCGGACATGGCCGCCGCGCCCGGCCGCATACAGTAGATTGTTGTTCACGACGGCCGGTTGCACGTTGTTCGCGCCGTTGTACGACTGCGGCCGCGGCGACGCCGTCGCTGGCGTCAGCACGTCGGAGTTGGCAGGCGAAACACGCCACTCGGCGCTGGCCGTGAGCACAACGAGATTGGACAGTGGCACGATGTGGCGAATCGTGTTCACCTCGCGCGCCGCGATGCGAAAGGCGATCGCGTCGTCGTCCCGTGTAGGTATGGACGAGGCCAGGTTCGATTCTGTGCCTGATCGGGTGCCCCAGACGTTCTGGGGCTTGTTCCGCGTGCCGGCGAACCAGCGGCGCTGCTCGTAGTACGAGACTGCCGCGGGGTAGTTGTCGGCGCCATTGAATGGGTCCGCCAAGGTGGGCGCAGCCTGCGAAATGTCGGGCGTGATGTTGTTGTCCCGGAACGTCAGTCCGCCGGACTGCCCGACATAGCCCCACAGTCCATTGCTGCGCTTGTACACGTTGTAGCGTACAGCGCCGGTCGCGGCCGGCCACGCGACATCGTTGTATGCGCCCTGCAGGGACAGATCATTCGAAACGGTGTTGGAAGCTGTCGAGATAAGCGATTCCTCGAGCGTGTCCGACGCCAGCGAGGTGACGGCGTAGATGTGGTCGGTATTGTCGGCCGTCCCCGTGCCTGCGTGCGCGGTCGCTGTGACGCTAGCCGGCGCGGAAATGGTCGGTGTGAACTGGATGGTGGAAAGCACCCAGTTCAGCGCCCCAAGGCGCCGTAGCTCCCGGGGCGCGTAGCCCGGGTGAACGATCGTCAGCACATCCGCGGATTGCACATAATGCAGGTCGAACAAATCCGCCGCCAGATAGGGAGTCGCCACCTCATACGGCGTCGCGCCATTCACGAGCGTCGCGCCCATGGTATGGAATCGAACATAACCCTCGCCCACCTCCAGCGCGAAGGTCTGTTGCGTGTTGAACGAGAACGGAATCAGCCTGGTGCGCTTGCCGCTGTCTTTCACGGCGCGAACAAAACCAAGGCCCGCGCGGTTCTGGGCGGGTCCATGGGGCAACGTGATGAAATTCGAGCAAGTTGCCAGGCCGGTCTGGTATTGCGGCAGGTCGACGCGACCGAACAGTTCCGGGCTGATCTCGCCACGCGCGAAGGAACGCGACAGGGTGCGAACGTTGGCCATAGCTCAGCGCCCCGCGATCCACGGCACGCATTGCCGCGGCTTGATACTGCGCTGGTTGCTATCCGACACAGTCGCCTGCGAAACAATGCTCTGGTAGGCGCGCAGTTGCGCCTGCGCAACCGCGACTCCCTCGGTTCCCTTCACTACCGGCCCCGCAAGGTACGAGGCGAGCAGGCGGGACAGTGCATCGACGAACAATGGCGGGAAGCGCGTCGGGTCCTCTACTCGCCGCGTGTACCTGAGCACGGCACCCTGCTGGTTCGTGTAGAGCAACCGGCGTCCGTCTGCGGCCTGGCCGTCGTTCTCGCCCGTCTCGATGCTGAATTCCTGCGGCATGTATAGCGCGCCATGCGCCACCATCATCGATCCGGGGTAGCCCAAGTCGGCGCCGGAGGCGGGATAGCCGACGCTGTAGTCGTCCAGTGCCCCAGGAGGCAGCACGCTGATCGCGCGCACGCAGGTGGCGGGCAGTTCATAGCAGTACGCCCAGCTGGGCCACGCCGAACCGACCAGCGCCAACACGCCGCGCGTGGTGGCGAAGTTCCAGTCGTGGCCTTCCAGTGCCGAGTCGCGCGCGATTGGGTAGAAGCGCGCGCAGTGCTCCGCCTGCGCACTCCCCTCGGGCGGATCGATGCTCGATACAGTAGCCTCGTCGCCCAGGTGGGCGAGCGCCAAATTGCAGATGTCGACGACGGACGCCATGGTCATGCTCCACGAACAAGCGGGGGCACTCGGCCCCCGCTTCTTGTCACCGGGTCAGAGGCGCCCGGGCTTACGCCAGGTCCTGACCTGCTTGCTTGCTGTCCGCCTTCCGACTACCGCGGGGCTTGTCGCCCTGCTCGTCGTCATCAACGGGCTTGAACCAAGACGCCTTGGAGCCTTCAGGCATCTCGAAGACATCGCCCGGCTGGCGCAGCTGGTGCCCATCCTTGCCGGCGTAACCCACAGCGGTCGCGATAACTTTCATGTGATAGCTCCTTTAGGCCACGGTGAAGCCGCTGGCGTACGGCACGTTGGCCTGCACGTCCTTGACGATGTAGGCGCTGGCCGTGCCCGCGGTCGTGGTGGCGCCTGCGATGCGGTACACGATGCGCAGGTACCGCTCCAGGCCCACCGGCAGTCGATACTTGAAGAAGTCCGCATTGGCCGCCAGCGCCGCGGGGGCAAGTGCCCCGGTGATGGGGAACTCGCGCGGGGTCGCGAAACCGACGTTGTCGTCCGTCTGCAGGACGGCCTGCACCGTTGCGCCGGCGCCAACGACCGCGGTTCCGATGCGACCGTACAGGTACAGCGGCTCACCGATGCCCACATCGTGGGCGGCGCCGGTGTCGTACACATTGGTCGACACGACGTCGCCCGCCGCGGCGGCGATGGATTGACCTTCCGAGAAGGTTTCTTGGGTGTCCAGGATCATGGTGGTTCTCCGTATCTCGTTGGACGCTTAGACGACGCGGGCTTCGGTGGACAGCAGCGCGTCCACGGTGCGCACCGGCACGCCCAGGAAGGTCGTGGTGCCGTTGCCGACGCTGCCGGGCGACACCGTACCGAACTGGTTGATGGCAGGCTGGATCGCCAGCGCCGCGTTCGACTTGTCCAGGGCCGCGATCGACAGGTATTCCTTGACGGTGCGGTTGGCGTAGAAGGCCGCGGTGCCCATACCCATCTGCGGAATACGAGCCATGGCGCGCACCATCAGCTTGATCAGTGCCGTGGCAGCGGTCGGGGCTTGGCTGCCGGTCTGGCCCACCAGGTCCGAAATGTCCACGTTGGCAATGCGCACGGCATAGCGCCAGTCGCGGACCGTGAGGCCGCATTTCCACTTCCACAGGTCGGCCAGGGCACGGAAGCGCGCCGGCGGGGTCTGCGTGTCGAAGGCGTCGATTTCGCCCAGGTCTTGATGGGTCAAGCCGGCTTCCGAGCCCTTCGGGTAGATGCCGGTGACGGTGTTCTCGCCCCACAGGACCAGCCAGATCGACGTGTTGTCGCTGCCCGTGCCGCCGCCGTCGACGATGTTCACGCCGTTCGCGGCCGAGATCGACGAGTAGCGCGGCGCCAGGCCCATGAAGCGCTCGGGGTTGGCTGCGGTGTCGCCGTAAAACAGGGTCTGCGTGAACGACTGGTTCATGCCCTCGACTTCGGCCTGGGCTTCCGACAGACGGAACGCCGAGCTATTGCCGTTGAGGTTGGCCAGATCGACGTCCACCTCGTTGCGGGCTTCGAGCATGCCCGTGGCGTCATCGACCTGCGCGCGCAGCGACTTGGTCGGCTGGACGCCCTGGTACAGCTTGCGCCAGGTCGGCGTGGGCAGACCGGTGCGGACGGTGGTGCGGTGGCCGGTGGGCAGGTTGCCCTCCATCCAGCGCATATCCTGCAGCACTTCGTTGGACTGGTTCAGCAGTTCGATCACCGAAGCGGTCGAGCCGTTGGGATCGATGGACTTGGCGAAGTCGGTCAGCGTGACGGCGCCAGGACGGGACGGGAGGGTGGCCATGGTGAAGGCTCCTTATTGCTTGCGGTAAAGGTTGCTCGCCAGGTCACGCCGCGCGCCTGCCGCGCCGCGCTCCCCTGCGACGAACGTGTCGCTACTGATCGCTTTGCCGGCGCGGACCATGAACCGGATAAGCTCCGGGTGGTTTCCGATGCCGGACTCGTTGAGCAACGTGCGCAATTCGGGAGTGCCGAACGAATCGAGTGCCTTCTTAGCCACGCCCAGGTTTTCGGCGAATGCTTCGCCGCCGATCTCCTTGTCGGCCTTCGCGGTGTCCGCCCAGGTCTGGCGGATCTGCGCGAACGCTTCGGCCTGATGTCCTTGCAGCTTCTGCATCAGCTTCGGGCCCAGGTCGGCCACACGCTGCGCGTCCTTCTGCGACAGGTTCAGTTCCTTGGCGATGGTCTTCAGGTCGCCCACCAGCTCGGCGTCCAGCTGCACCCCTTCGGGTGCGGCAAAGTCCTCGTATTGCTCGGGCGCGCCCTTTTCGCCGTCAGCCTCGGACTTGTCGTCCTCGTTCTGCGGATTCTCGCCATCCGGCTTGGCCTCGGTGGTCGGCTTGTCGCCGGCCGGGGCGTCGCCCTGCTGCGTGGGTTGCGCTTGTTGCTCGCTCGCGGACGCGTCGGCGGTCAGGACGGTGTTGTCCTGGGTGGCCGGTGCGGTCGCGGCTTGCTGCGTGCCGGGATCAGTTGGCGTTGTTCCGGTCGTCGCTTGGGTTTCGGTGGTCATGCTTGGTCTGCTCCTGGAGCATTTCGGCGTACCGTTCCGGGCAGAGCTGGTGCAACTTCGCGATGAGCCGTAGCCCTTCGTTCCGGTTCCCCTCGTTGAACGCCATCTGCATGGCGTTCGTACTGAAGGAGGACCGATACACCCCTGCCCGGGAAAGCAGGCGCCACACAATGCGGCGGCCGCGTCGGTTTCCCATGAGCCACTTCAAGTCGTCCGATTCAAGCCGTGATTCCTGCTTGGCGTCTTCACGCTTCGCGTCGCGGTCCGTTTCCGTGACCGACGGATTGAGAGGGTCGTATGACGTGGTACTCATGCGCTCGAATTCTGGGATTCGCCGCGCGCGGTATGCGCACCCCTAGCCGTAGAGCACCTGCGCGGGATCCGGCGCGGCGCCTTCCAGCCCCAGCTGCGTGATCTGCAGGGACACGCACTTGTCCGTGCCGTCCTGATTCGCGTGCTGGCTGGTGGTGCATACCTCGACCACCGCCATCAGGTGCATCTGCTGACCGACCTTGGGCAGTTCCGACACACCGAGCTTGCGCAGCGTGTCGTCGTCCAAGGACAGGATCAGCCCCCACGGGTACTTGGGGCCGCCCTCATCGCTGCTCAGGCAACCCGCCGAGCAATCCATTTCCTTGGCCTCAGCGGGCGAGAGCTTCATGTCGGTCAAGTTCATGGCGGCACCTATTGCGGGATGCTGTATCCCTGGAACTGGTTGATGAGGTCAGAGGCGGCATTGCGCTCGCCGGTCTGCACGGCGCCCAGGCGCTGCGCCGCGGTGGCGGCCTGCTCAGCGGTGGCCGCGGCCTGCATGACAGCCTGCTGCTGGGCGCGCTGCTGGCGCACCAGCACCGCCTTGTCGAGCGGCACAACCAGGCGGGGATCGACGCCCAACTGGTCCGCGTAGCTGTCGGCGAGCGCGTCGGCGTCCAGCCGGTCCAGAATTTCGGGTTTGACCGTCGCCACCTGGCCAAGGGTCATAACGTAGCGATCGGTGCTGTTCACGCCGATTGCGCGCTGCGCCTGCGCCAGCATGGACACGAATTCGATGTTCAGGTCCACGCCTTCCAGCTCGGGAGGCGGTGGCGGCAGCGCGCCGGCGGCCGCCAGGCGGTGGAACGCCATTTCGACCATCGGATCCAGCATCTCGTTGTGCAAGCGCTGCAGCACGGGGCCCAGCATCAGTAGCTTTTCTTCGTGCCGCTCGGCCACCTCCGTCGCGGTCATGCGCACGTCAACGTTCGATAGCATCAGGAACAAGTCGGCGTAGAACGTCGACCGCAGAATCTCGCGCGTGTCCTGGATGTTCGCTTGCATGCCGCCCAGGTCGAGCTGCACCTGCCAGGCGGGCCGAATGGCGGCGTTCGGATTGGCTGCATCCACGAATGTCACGCCGCCCGGCAGCATGTCGATGTCGTGATTCTTGAGGGCGGTAGGCGCCTGGACTGGCGGTTTCGTCGTGTAGTCCAGGCCCTCGGCCAGGCGCAGCTGTCGGTGCTGCAGCCCCTTCACCGATCCCAGCGCCAGGCCGCCCGGCCCGACGCCGTAGACGTCGCTGCCCCAGACCTGCCACCGCGGCGCCAGCGCGGGGAACTCCTCGAAGCCGGAGCGGCGCAGGTACTTGTCGGGCGTCTGACCGTGTTCGAAGTAGACTGACGTGAACGGCATATTGCGCGCGTCGCGCAACTTCGGGTCGCGGTCAACGTTCGGCTCGACGCACTGGACAACGGTCACCCAGCTGTCTAGCGTGCCGTTCTCGTACATGGACTTCACGGCCGTGCTGACGTTCTCGATACCGAATTTCTTGATCAGCTGCGCGACAGTGACGTCGAACTCGCGATACAGCGTATCGACGTTGCCCTTGTCGTTCGTGGCGAGATAGAACTCGCCCACCGGCAACGGAGAATGGTGGATGACGTCGTTGAAATCCGGGTGCACGAAGCTGACGGCCGTGCCGAACACGCCCAGATCCTGATACATGCTCTGCAGGCTGTTGTAGGTGTTGGATCGTGCGAACACGTCCAGCATCAGCTTCGTGACGTCTGACAGCCACACCTTGACGGAGTGGTATTGCATCAGCGCCGGATCGGGCGTGGCCAGGCGGAACCAAGGGCGCGCCGGGCTTGTCATGCCCGCCATCAGGCCGGCCGACAACGTGTTCGCCGATAGCGTGCCCGTGGGGTCGTAGATGTTGTTGAAGCGCCGCGTGCCGCGGTTGCGGTCAGACGTGAAGAACCGGCCGCTATACGGCAGGATGAAATCGGTCAGCTCACGCCAGAATGTGTTCCAGCTGGAACGCTCGGATTGCAGCGCGGAGTAGCGGGAGAGATATTTGTCGCGCGGGACGTGCGGCTGGGCCATTGTCAGAGCCCCAGCAACGTGCTCTTGGACAGGTCCAGCGCGGACGGATCCACGCCTTGGGACTCGCCCGTGCTCGTCAGCAGCGTATTCCGGGACGATGCGCCGGCGCCGCCGCCTGATCCGCCTGCGCCACGGCGCGCATCCGTCGCCGCCTGCGTGCGCGGCGCTTGACCCGCCGCTTGCCGCTCCTGCTCGCGCAGGCCTTCCTGGTAGCGCTCAGGGTTCTCGGCCTTCCACTTGTCGAGGGCCGCGGTGCGCTCCTGTCCCAGCTGGGCAACGGTACTGATCCCGCCCCAGGCAATGGCTTCGGGAGTCAGCCCGGGAAGCGCCTTGGCCTCTTCGGGGGTCATGCCGGCCGCGCCGGTCGTCCAAAAGGTGTTGCCCGTGCCGGGCATGCTCGGTGCCATGCACATGGTCAGCCCCCCAGCAGCGTGTTCTTGTTCAGGCTCAGCCCTTCGGAGTCGATGCCCCCGGGCCCCGTGAGTAGCGTGCTGCCCGACGACGCGCCAGGCCCGGTATCGATCAGGTTTCCGCTGTTCTTGCGCCGCAGCTGGTCGGCCTCGGGCGCCTTCTCGCCTTGTTTCGTCGGCGGTTGAACGGGCGCCGTAGGCGCGACACTCGGTGTGCTAGGAGCCATGGCGGACGCCGCAATCGCGCCGCCGGCAATCGCCGCGACGCTGTACGCAATGGTGGCGGGCTCGCACATGTGGGGTTTGTCCTATCGGTTCAGGTTTGCGTACGGATCGTAGGAGCCACGTTTGCGGGTATGCGCACCCGGGATGTCCTCCACTCTGGGCGTGTCGTGCAGCGCGAGGATGTAGGCGCTGGCCCAGTCCGGCGACCGGCCAATGCGTTTGATGATGTCCTCGCGACTTTCCACGTAGATCGTGCGGCCCTGCAGGCGCCACACCGGCGCGCACAGGTCGACCAGTAGCTGGCGGTCGGGCGGCAGCGCGATTCCGTTGTCCGCGGCGGGATCCAGCGCCTCGCGCATTCGCCACCAGTCGTGGCTGCGCGTGTTGGCGAAGGTCAGGCGGCCCGACTTGTCTGTGCCCGGCGCGGCTTCGGCGCCGTTGATACCCAGCACGTGCTGGCCGGCCTGCACGAGGAAGTCATAGGGGCTGGCGCCCACGCCCACGACGTCGATGTGGATGGGCGCGCGGTCGCGCACCGCGGCGATGGTGACGCCGGCCACGCTCGGGCCGTCCGGGGTCGACTTGCCCGCGTAGGCGAGCGGCTCGTCGAACCACCAGCCGTGACGCCGGGCGATGATGGTGTTGTCGCGGCCGCCGCGCGCCACGTCCACGCCCGCGCTGTCCATGCGCGGCTTGTTGTGCATCGGCTTCCAGCGCGCCTGCGCCGCTTCCACCCAGGCCGTGGGGATGACCTGCATGGCGTCGTCTTCCATGCCGGCCTGGAAGTCGCCATAGAGCATCTGCGAGCGCAGCGGCTCGGGCAGGGATTGCAGGGTTGCCATGTATCCGGTCCCCATCAGGTACGGGTTGTCGCTCACGCGCGACGGGATGAAGGTGCGCGACAGCGGCGTGATCAGGTCGCCGCCATGCTCGAAGGGCGTGCCGTCCGCACACTCCACGTCCTTGCCGTCCACGGTGGCGAACCAGCGCAGCTCGCCCGGCTGGGCCGGGTTCGGGTGCTTGGGATCGAGCCAGGGCGCAAAGAAATCGACGATCCAACGCCCCTCAGCGCTTGTGGGCGGGTTGAACGTCAACAGGGCCTGGCAGCGTTGGGAAGGGTCCACGGACCGCAGCCAGCCCAGCAGCGCGCGCACTTGGCCCTCCAGGAAGTTGGCGGCCTCGTCGAACACCAGCAGGTCGTGCGGCCGGCCCTGGTACTTGTTCCAGTCGTCGGGGTTTGGCGTGGATCCGAACTCAATCTGCCGGCCTGGCAGGCGCCAGATGCGCTCTGCGCCGTTGTAGCCGTCACGGCTGCCCAAAAGCTCCGTGAAGCGGTCAACGATGCCGGTCAGCTGCGTGGCCTCGCGGCGCAGCACCAGGATCTTCTGGTGGTTGGTCAGCGACTTGCCGCATGCGAGGTCGGTCTTGCCCCCGCCGGCCGCGCCGCCGTATCCGATGATGGTGGCCACCGAGTCGTAGGCCATCATCTGCGGGCCCGGCAGCGGGCGCCAGATGGTCTTGTCCTGCGCGAGAATGGCCTCGACCTCGGCGCGCTCGGCCGGGGTCAGGTAGCGCAGCAGCTTCAGGATCTCGGACGCGTTCATGCCGCGCCCCTACACCAGGTCGGCGCCTGGCTCGTCGCTCGCTTCCTGCGCCTGGCGCGCCCGCGCAACCGCAATGAGGGCGGCAATTCGGCCGGCCGCCTGCGCATCGCTCAACGGCTGGAGGGAACCGTCGGGGTTGCTCAACTCCAGGCCGGTCTTTTCACGGTACTTGTGATCATGAGCCTTCAGCAGGAAGATCAGCAGCGTGTCGCTGTACTTGCGGATCGTGCCGCACTGACCGCCCAGGTAAAACACGGGCTCTTCGACACCCTCTTGCGCCCGCCGGCGGGCTTCGTCCTCCAAGCCCAGGGTGGCCACGCGTATAGCCTGGTCCCAAGCCTCGGCGAAATCCTGGTCAGCCAGGCGCCACTCGTACACCACACGTCGGCTTGCGCCGACCGCGGCGGCCGACTTCGTGACGTTTCCCGTGTCGGCCAGGGTGGCCAAAAACGCGAAATCTTTTTCAGGTGTGCGGATGGTCTGCATGCCCGGGACGGTAGATTCCGCCGCCCGCGCTATGCGCACCCTACCCCTCGACGGTCTTCCAGGCCGTGGGCGTGGTCACGCGCCGTTTGTAGTTCACGATGTCTCGCACGTTGCGCACACTCGTGTCGAACATCTTGGCCAGCCGCTTGTAGCCCAGGCCCTCCTCGCGTAGCTGACGCATCAGCTCGACGTCGTGGTCGGTGAGCGTGGCACGCTGGTGGTCCTCGCCAACCCGCACGCCCTTCTCGTTCACACCTACCGTGATTCGGGTCATCGCCCACCCCCGATACAAACGGCCGCCGCGCGCCAGCGCCAATCCGCAAAAAACTGCGCGTTTACCGTAAGACGGATAAGACAGATAAGACCCCTCGTTTTGGAAACTTTCCTGGGGCCCCTAATTATTCGCACATGAAATATAGAGAATTTATCTGTCTTATCTGTCTTGCTACCTCCTAGAACCGCATAAACAAAGGCTCTCCGGCAAGACAGATAGAAAAAATCCGATCTGTCTTGATCCGTCTTATGCGTCTTGTCAACGGGGCAGAATCGGCCAGTCATCACGCTAAATCCGCAAATTCTTGCGAGTTCGCAGTTTCTTGCGTACTCGCAATTTCTTGCAGACCCGTAAAAACCCACGCCCTGACCTGTTTTCCGTCCACATACGGCCTGGATTGCAAATACCCCAACCTTTTCATGACTCCGGCCACGCGCCTTTCATCCCCCACCTTGATGTTGCGCGGCTCAAACCCCAACGCTCCGACCAGCACTTCGTGCGACGTGGCCACCAACCGGCGGGCATCTTCGGCCCTGCCCAGCGGCTCGAAATCGCCCGCGGTGAGCCAGTTTTCGACAACGGGCGTCCAGGGCTCATGGATCTCATGCTGGGCGTGCACGCCCTTGGCCAGGTCTTCCGCCTCTTGCCAGTCCACCCCGCCCCGGCCGAAGGCTTCGCGGGCTTCAGCCCATAGCTGCAGCCGGTCGCGCACGATCGCGGCCACATCCACTTGCCGCACCACCGCGGCCGGCAGCCAGCGGCGATGCCCGGTATCGTCTGACAGAAACTCGTAACGGTTGGAGGTGCCCACGAACAAATGCCGGCGCTTGAACGTCGTGTTGAACTCCTTATAGAGGACACGCCACTCTTCCTCGCGCCGCGTGATGAACGCTTTGATTGCTTCGTCGTCCTTGGAGAAAAGGCCCTTCAGCTCGGCGAGCTCGATGACCAGCCGCCCGCGCATGCGCCGGCTTGCCTCCGCGTCGCGGCTCGCCAGATCCATTTCCGTGAAGAACTCCTCGGCTGGCGCCATGGCGGCAACGCCCGAGGACTTGAGCAGGCCCTGGCTACCAATCAGCACCGGGACCATATCGGCCTGCACGCCAGGCTGCATGACGCGCCCGGCCAGCGCCGTCCATGTATAGCGCGACACCGCCCGCGTGTACGGCGTGTCTTGCGTGCCGAGGTACCGCGGCAAGAACGTACCGATGCGCGCCACGCCGTCCCATTCAAGCGAGGACAGCCACTTGATCGCGGTATCGAATCGGTTCTCTATGGCAACCAGCCATACGGCGTCGCGCAGCGACTCGCGCGCGATCTTCTGGAAGCCGCCTGCCTCCATATAGATTTGCATGCGGGTGTAGTCGGCGTCTTCGAACGGCCGCCAGCCTTCCGGGTCGGTCGGGCTCGCGGCCAGGATCTCGGCACGGAAATCGTCATAGCGCACCGTTGCGCCGCTGCAACGCTCATCGCGCACGGCCAGCGCCAGGTTGCCGATCGTGGCCAGGATCCGGCCGTGGTCGTTGCGCTCGAAGTTGGGTAGCGGCCTCTCGGGTCGACCGTCGGCTGCGCGCGGCGCTTCCACCACATCGAAGTCGCGCGCGACCAGGTCGGCCGGCTCCTGCCAGCCCGCTTGGCGGGCCATGTGCAGCACCGTGCGGATGGTGACGGCGTCCGGCCGCGCGCTGTCGATGTAGGGCCAGACGCGGTTATCCAGGAAGTCCGGATCGTATTTGCCACTGCGCGCGCTGAACTGGTGCGCCAGCTCCAGCCCGTAGTCGGCGCCCGCCGTGGCATGGTGAATCGCGAAGACGACGTCGCGCCACTGGTCGTAATCCAGGGCGTTACCTTCCTCGTTCTTGATGGCGGCCAGCGCGCTCTCCAGCACGGCCGCGTCGGCGTCGCCCGCCGGCACCGCGGCGAGCTCGCGCTCGGGCTTCTCCAGCACGGGCACGGGCGCCGACATCGGCCAGTCCATGCCCACCAGGTAGTCGCGCGGCAGGTCGTCCAGGTCGAACGGGTCCAGCGGCACGCTGGCGCCGGCCAGCGGCAGGATGAACATGTTGCCGAAGCGCTTCTTTTCAGTACCCACCGCGTCCTGCTTGGGGAACACCTCGACCTGGCCATCGGCCACGCCCTTCGTGCCCGGCGCCAGGCCCGCCGCGGCCAGCGCCGCGCGCAGCCACATGCGAACGCTATAGGCGTCCTGGGGTTCGGCCCACAGGCAGTACAGATGGATACCGTGCCCGCCGGATGAGCGGAACGCCACGGGCGCGCCGCCCTGCCCCTGCAGCGCCTGCGCCACGCGCGCGGCCGCGGCCTGCATGTCGGGCCACGGGGTTTCACCCTTGTGGCTGTCGAAGTCCAGCACGCCCAGGAGCGTCACGGACTGGCCGGGCAGGATGGGCGCAGCGCCGTAGGCCGGGCCGCCGTTGACGTGCTGCGCGAGGCGCGCATCGGTCAAGGCCTCATCCACGCGGCGCGGGCCGTCGTCCGTCTTCTTCCAGCACACATCCCGGCGCACGCGGTCGATGATGGGGCCCAGCGCTGCGACCAGCGATTGTTTCGCGTTGTCGGTCATCCGTTACCTCACAAGTGCCCAGATCACGCCCGAAATCATCAACACGGCGATAGCCGCCGCAGGTATGGCGTGCCAAACGGGCCCGGCGTACGCGGCCGACGCATTCAGAATGATCTGATCGAGGATTGCGGCGTTTCGTGCCGCTGCGGCTTGGCGATTGCGCCGCGCCAAGGCCCTCTTACGTCGCGGGCGTGCTACCCATACGCCGTAGGCCCTATGGATGGGGCGTGCGCACCTCATGCCGCCGCCCGCATAAGATCGAGGCTGCCGATCGGCAGCGCCATACGCGCCTCGATCTTGCGCGCTGTGCGCTCCGTGATGTTGCGCGACGGGTTCTTGCCGATCAGTTGGGACATCCAGGCCTGGTCCCACCCGAGTTTGTCAGCCAGGGCGACGGATCCGCCCTCTCTGGCGGCCAGGGCGCGCACGTTGCATAGGCGCGCCGTGTAGAGCGCGGCCATGGGGTCTTGGTTCATTCGATTGCTCCACTTGACTGTTTGCTAACGTAGTTTAGCAATCGACTATGCGAACGGGCAATTTAACATTACGTATTGCTTATCTTTTCGGCGGATGTTACCGTCGCGGCCTAGAGAAAACCCCAACCCCACTCACGAGGAAGACGCAATGTTGAACGATGACACACCGCTGAATAAACAACGCCGTGCCAACCTTCGCACCGTTCTAGCAGAGCAAGGCGGCCCGGCCAGCTTTGCTAAAAAGTTGGGTCAATCTGGACCGTCGTTTTTGTCGCAAATGGTTAACGGACACCGGGTCATTTCCGAGAGAACATGCCGCCGCATCGAGCGCGAGGCCGGTAAACCCATTTACTGGATGGACCAGCCGCATACCGGTACCGGCGGGGTCGCCCCGACGCAAACCGTGCGCGTTGATCCGAGCTTTGTGGGCGGCGCAGTAAAGATGGTTGCAGAGATACAACAGGAGTTGAAAACCTCGCTGACCCCTGAAAAATACGCTGATATCGTGAATTTGGTCTATGAGCACGCCCAACTTACAGGCAAGCTCGACCGTGATTTCTCTATGAGATTGGTGAAGCTGACCATGTAGGAGGCCGCCATGCCGATTCGCAAACCGCGCCCGCTTCTGCGGGCTTTTTTGCGTCCTGAAATTTAGCAAATAGTAAATTTCAATTGCCCATAAATATCGCATTTGCTAATCTGAAATAGCAGTGCACCACCTCACCAATTGGAGCAAAAGACATGAGTTTCGGGATCACCGTTGAGCGCACCATCAAGGACGCGCGAGTCACTTTCACCGCGGCACTCGATACCGCCAAGGACGCCCTGGCCACCGCCACGTTGCTCGCCACTGGCGACGTACCGGCAGCTACGACCAAGCCCGATTCGGCGTCCGCGGAAAAAAAGGCCCAGACGGCGGACACGTCCGCCAAGGCCTCGCAGGAAAAGCCGACCCCGACTGCATCCGACAGCTCGGCGAATTCCTCGACCGAATCGACGAAAGCCAGCGCGCCCGTCGACGCCTCCCTCGACTACACGAAGGACATCAAGCCGCTGGTGCTGGAGATCGCCAAGATCAGCCGCGCCAAGGCTGAAGGCCTGCTGCAGCGTTTCGGCGTCACCTCCGCCAAGGATCTGAAGGCCGATCAGTTCGCGGATTTCAAGGCGAAGGCGGAACAGGTCATCGCCGGCGACTACGACCCCACCGCGTCCAGCGACGAGGCCATCGCATGAACGGCCGCAAAGCTCGTGCGCTGCGCCGGGCTGCGCGCAGGATGACGGCCGGAATGCCCTCTCACGATTTGGTCTGCGAGGGCGGCCGTGAGGAGGCTGTGCCTACCGGCAATTTGGACGCCATGGGCAAACCCATCATGCGCTACGCGGCCATCACCGGCACCTGGCGCCATAGGGCCACCAGCACCCGCGCGGTCTATCAGAAGCTCAAGCGCGTCTATGGCCAAGCTGACATAGGAGCATTGAAATGAACAGCCTGGATTCCCTGATTTCGAATCTGCTTGCGGCGCAAGCTGAGGAGAACACGCACCGGGAGGCAGCCGCAGCTGCGATCGCCGCGATGGGTACTGCGGGTCAACCGGCGACTGCGATAGCCGCAATGGAGGCCGCCACCCAACGCGTCACCCAGCTGGGCGCGCAACTTCTTGACCTTCGCGGCAGCAGCGCGCCGTTCATCTACGCGGGCCAGCTGTACACCTTCCAGGGGAGTCGTGTCTCCTGCATCCCGGTGGAAGCCGCGACGCTGACGGGCGCGCCAGTCCAGGGCGCTGGGGAGGTCAGCAATGACTGAACCCGCACACGCCACCCTCTCGCCCTCGGGCGCTGAGCGGTGGTCCACGTGCCCGGCAAGCGTCCAGCTGGAGGCGGGCTACCCCGACACCAGCAGCGACTACGCCGACGAGGGTACGGCGGCGCACGCTGTTGCGGAGATGGCGTTGCGCGAAGGCAAAGATGCGATGGCCTACAAGGGCCGGCGCATCCCTATGCGCGCCGGCAAGACCGTGGAGGTCACGGCCGACATGGCGACCGAGGTCCAGAAGTATGTGGACTACGTGCGCGACGTGTCCGCCGGCCATGAGTTGCTGCTCGAACAGCGCCTGGACATCAGCCGCTGGGTGCCCGAGGCCTTCGGTACGTCCGACGCGGTCATCCTGCGCACGGACGACGAGCTGCACGTCTGTGACCTGAAGTTCGGGCGCGGCGTGAAGGTCGACGCCGAGGAGAACAAGCAGATGATCCTCTACGCCCTGGGCGCGCTGGATCAGTTTGCCGTCGTCCTGGACTTCGACCGCGTGCGCATGACGATCCACCAACCGCGGCTGAACCACGTCAGCGAGTGGGCCATCACGGCCGACGAACTGCGCGAGCGAGGTGCGCTTCTGAAGGCGGCTGCCGACCGGGCGTACCTCTACGTCGACAGCGAGACACCGCCGATGCCGTCGGACTATGCGCCGTCGGAAAAGGCGTGTCGCTTCTGCAAGGCGCACGCGGCGTGTCCGGCCAAGGCGACGGAGGTTGTTGTCACAGTGTCGCGCAACGTCAAGGCCACGCCTGACGACTTCGACGTGATCGCGCCGCAAGGTGACATGGCCGCGCCGGACCTGGGCGTGCTGATGTCGCGCGTGGACGAGGTCGAAGCCTGGTGCAAAGCGGTGCGCGCGGAAACTGAACGCCGCCTGCTGCTGGGCGAGCCCGTCGACGGCTGGAAACTGGTTCAGGGCCGCGCCGGCGCGCGCAAGTGGACGAGCGAGCAAGACGCCGAGGAACTGCTCAAGGCCATGCGCCTGAAGTCGGACGAAATGTACGACAAGAAGGTCATCAGCCCGACCAGCGCCGAGAAGTTGCTCAAGGACACGCCGCGCCGGTGGGCGAAGGCGCAGGCCCTGATCACGAAGTCCGAAGGCTCGCCCAGCGTGGCGCCGGCGTCCGACAAGCGCCCCGCTCTGGTCATCAAGCCCGCGGTGGACGACTTCGACGACGTCACGGCCGGCGCTGACGCGGCCGTCACCGCAGGAGCGGATCTCGTATGAGCACGCACCGACTGCAGCCCAACAATCCGACGTTGACATCGGCGCCCCGGGAGAACGAAGGCAAGGACGCCAACGTCCTGCCGCTGGAGTTCCGCCTGGCGCTGCAGTCGGCCGCCCGCGTCCGAAACCCCCACGAACGGGCCAAGGCGATAGCCAAGGCCACCGCGCGCGCCAAGCGTGCGCACCCTGAATTTTTCCGTTGAACCGCAGCAAATAGACAGACCCATAAGGAACCTGAAAATGAAAGTCAAACTGAGCAACGTCCGTGTCGCCTTTGCCCAAAGCCTGACCGAGGCCAAGGCCTTTGAAGCTGGTCAGGAAGAGCGCTACGGCTGCACCTTCCTCATCCCCGAACAGGGCCACCCCGCCCGCAAGACCATCGAGGACGGTATGTATGCCGCCGCGGCGGAAAAGTGGGGCGCCAAGGGTAAGGCCATCGTCGACAACCTGCTGGAGACGGGCAACCCGAAAGAGGTCTGCTACTACCCGGGCAAGCGCAAGGCCTATGACGGCTTCGAGGGCAACATGGCCCTGGGCGCGGTGCGCCAGAAGAAGGACGGCATGCCGCTGCTGCTGGACGCCGACAAGTCGCCGATCATCGACGCCGCCAAGGGCACCGCATATCCAGGCAAGGAAGGCCGCATCTATTCGGGCTGCTACGTCAACGCCACCGTGGACCTGTGGGCCCAGGACAACAAGTACGGCAAGACGATCCGCTGCACGGTGAACGGCGTGCAGTTCGCCAAGGGCGGCGATTCCTTCGGCGGCACCAGCAAGGGCGACGCCAACGACTTCGACGACCTGGGCGACGGCTCCGACGCCGGCGACGACCTGGCCTAACCCCACACCCTCACGGCGCCGCTCTCCCCGGCGCCGTGCGATAGCGGGGGCTTCCCATCCTCAGCCGCGATCAGGACCACGCGGCGCCAACGCCCCGGATCGCAACCCAGCTCCGCCCGCACATGTTGATTACGGCGCTGGTGAGTACGCGCAATCCGTTGGAAGCCGGCAATAGAAATGGCGGCAATCCGGGGCATGGTCCACACCCCTTTCAGCACGAGGACGCACCGTGGCATCGCCCTACGCAAACCTGGCCGAGCGCATCCTGGCCAACACCATGATTTCCGATGAGCTGTCGCACAACGGCACGCCCTGCTGGTTGTGGATCGGCGCACGCAACGCTTCCGGCTACGGAAAGATGAACATGCGATTCAAGAAAGGCCCGCGCAAGGGCAAGGTGAAGTCGGCGCTGGCGCACCGCGTGGCGCTGGTCGAGATGGGCGGCCGTCGCCTGAACAGCAAAAGCGTCGTGATGCACCTCTGCAACAACCGGCTGTGCTGCAACCCGGCCCACCTGCTGGGCGGCACACAGCGCAAGAACGTTCAACAGTGCGTGGCCGAAGGCCGGCACTACACCCCCTTTAGGAAAGCAGCATGACGACCAAACACACGCCCGGACCATGGCATCGGGACACCGCAAGCGGATTCGGCTGCGACGTGCGCGCAAACAACGGACGCAAGGTCGCCGCCACCTGGGGCGTCAACAACGGCGACCCCCACCGGCCCGAGTACAGGGCCGAGTGCGATGCGAACGCCCACCTTATCTCTGCGGCCCCCGAGCTTCTGGCCGCTATTGAAGGCGTTCTTCGCGTTGCCGACCGCGCGACCGTCGAATTTGACGCCGCCCGTGCCGCCATCGCGAAGGCCAAGGGAGAGCAGCAATGAGCACGATCAACGACGGCGGCCCCGCCTTCCCTGAATCCGGTCTTTCCGGGCTGCCTAACGGCGAGTTCTTGCACGGCCGCGCTGGCATGACGCTGCGCGACTACTTCGCGGCTAAGGCGCTCGAAGGAACGCTCAGTTCCGGCCGAATCAACATCGACCTCGCCGCCAAGCGCTACGCCAAAGACATTTCGGAGAGTGCGTACGCCCTCGCTGATGCCATGCTCAAGGCGCGCGAAGAATGACCTCAGCGCGCCCGATTCATCGCGTCAAGCTGCGCCCGGTACGCCCTTTCCCGGGCGTCCTTTTTGGCCTGCGCGCGCCGCTCAAACCACCCCCCTATCGGCAGCATGGCGAAGATCGGCCACGCAAGCACGACACCCACGCCGAAGTAGGCGACGCGGGCCAACATGCTGCGAGCCTGATCACCGAATTGGCGGACCAGCCACGGGTACAGCACGGCCGCGGTGACGAGGCCGGCGGCCAGGTAGGCGATTTGCAGCGCGCTCATGGTGGCGTCCCGATCAATTATTGAGCATCCAGTATATGACAGCCCCCCAGTTCACGGCCACCGCCTTTCACGACCTGGAAACCTTCAGCGACCGCGACCTGAAGACCTACGGCACGCACGCCTACGCCGAGAAGGCCGAGATTCTGCTCTGGGCATACGCGCTCGAGGACGAGCCCGTGCGCGTCTGGGACGTGACGGCCGACCCCAAGCCGCCCGCGGCGCTGGTCGATATCTTGCAGCGGCCGGCCACCCGCCACGTCTGGCACAACGGCGGCATGTTCGACCGCACGATCTTAAAGCACGCGCAACCCGCGCTGCACGCCACGATCCCCGAGGCAGCGTGGTGGGACACGATGGTGCAGGCCTACACGCACGCCCTGCCCGGCGCCCTTGAAATCCTGTGCGAGGTGATGAACGTGCCGATGGACCAGCGCAAGCTGAAGACCGGCAAGGGCTTCATCCAGCTGTTCTGCAAGCCGCGGCCCAAAAATATGGCGTTGCGCCGCGCGACGCGCCACACCCACCCTGCCGAGTGGGCGCAGTTCGTGGAGTACGCCGGCCAGGACATCGAGGCCATGCGGGTCATCTACCGCAAGATGCCCACCTGGAACTACAGCGGCGAAGAGTTCAACCTGTGGCTGCTGGACCAGCGCATCAACCAGCGCGGCGTGCTGGTGGACAGGGAGCTGGCGCAGGCCGCAGTCACGGCGGTGGAGCGGGCCAAGAAGAATCTGGCCGCGCGCACCCTGGAGCTGACCGACGGCGCGGTGGAGTCGGCCACCAAGCGCGACAAGCTGCTGGCGCACCTGCTGGCCGAGTACGGCGTCGAGCTGCCGGACCTGCAGGCCAGCACCCTGGAGCGTCGCATCGAGGACCAGGCGCTGCCCTGGGCCTTGCGCGAACTGCTGGCGATCCGCCTGCAGGCCAGCACGTCCAGCACCAGCAAGTACAAACGGCTCATCAACGGCGCCAGCGCGGACGGTCGGCTGCGCGGCCTGCTGCAGTTTGCCGGCGCTGGCCGCACGCGGCGCTGGGCCGGGCGTCTCTGGCAGCCGCAGAACCTGCCGCGCCCGAAGATCGGCACGCTGCGCGACGAGGCCCTGCAGGACGAGATCGACTTCGGCATCGACGCCATCAAGGCGGGCGCGGCGGACCTCATCTATGACAACGTCATGGAGGTGGCCAGCGCCGCCATCCGCGGCTGCATCGTGGCGCCGCGCGGCAAGAAGCTGGTGGTAGCCGACTTGGCCAACATCGAAGGGCGCGTCGCGGCATGGCTGGCCGGCGAGTCCTGGAAGCTCCAGGCGTTTCGCGACTTCGACGCCGGCATCGGCGCCGACTTGTACAAGGTTGCCTACGCCAAGGCCTTCGGCGTGCGGCCGGAGGACGTGGACAAAACCATGCGTCAAATCGGCAAGGTCATGGAACTGATGCTGGCGTACCAGGGCGGCGTCGGTGCGTTCCTGACCGGGGCGCTCACCTACGGATTCGACATCGAGCAGATGGCCGAGGACGCCTACCCCGGCCTGCCCGATGACATCCGCGACGAGGCCAAGGGCATGTACGACTGGACGGTGCGCAAGCGCCGCAGCACTTTCGGCCTGTCCGAACGCGCCTTCATCGTGTGCGACAGCTTCAAGCGGGCATGGCGCCGTGGGCACCAGGGCATTGAGGCGCTGTGGGGCATGCTGGAAGAGTCCGCTATCCGCGCCACGCGCAACCCGGGCACGACCATCGACTGCGGCCGGTTTCGCGTCCGTCGCGATGGCGCCTGGCTCCGTATCCGCATGCCGTCCGGCCGGTTCCTCTGCTACCCCTCCCCCCAGGTCGACGACAACGGCAAGTTTTCGTACATGGGCGTGAACCAGTACAGCCGCAAGTGGACGCGCCTGCACAGCTACGGCGGCAAGTTGTTTGAGAACGCCTGCCAGTCCTTGGCCCGCGACATCCTGGCGCACAACATGCCGGCCGTGGAATCGTGGCGGCCGATATGCGGGACTGTCCGTGACGATGACGGCGTGGAGTTCCAAGCCCCCGTGGCGATGGAGGGGCTGGACGCAAATGGCTACCGGATCGTGCTTACCGTGCACGACGAAATCATCACCGAAGCCCCGGACCGCCCGGAGTTCAACGCGGCGCACCTCGCCAGCCTGATGGCCACGCCGCCCGAGTGGGCGCCCGACATCCCCCTGGCCGCAGCTGGCTTCGAAGCGTTGCGTTATCGCAAAGAATAAATTTGTTGACCTTTTAATTTAGCGTTTGCTAATATTTGCTCAACACTCAACCGCAGAAGGACATCAACATGGCCAACGTCGAAATCCCCGTAGGCGCATTCAAGGCCGTCGCTCTTGCGGCTGCGCAGCAAGACATCCGCTACTACCTGAACGGCATGCTGATCGAGCAGGCAAAGGACGGCCTGTATCTGGTGGCCACCGACGGACACCGTATGCATGCAATGCGTGTACGCCAAGATGCGGTGTTGCCGGTCGGCACCCGGGTCATTGTCCCGAATGACGCTATCGCCAAGGTCAAGCCGAACCGCCATATGGCAACAATGGTCGTGGAACTTGCCGACGACCTGCGCAGCGGCACGCTCGCCTACTTCGGCAACAGGATCACCTGGGCCGCGGGCGATGGGCAATTCCCCGACTGGCGCCGCGTGCTACCGCGCGAGGCAAAGCTGGATGGCGTCGGCGCCTCACTGAACACCGATTACTTGGCCGACGTTGCCAAGGCCGCCGTGCTGATGGGAAGCAAGAAAGGCGCGGCCGCAGCACCGCAGCTCGCCTTTGCAGGCCAGCGCGGCGCCGTGCGCGCACTGATCCAGGGCCAGCCCGAATTTGTCGCCACGCTCATGCCGCAGATTCACAAGGCTGACAAGAAGCCGGTGGCCTTGCCCGCGCCGTCTTGGCTCGTCTGAATGTTTAGCAAATAGGCAATTTTCTGTAGCAAACAACCAACACCAAGGATCGCAACATGAGCAACGACACCCGCATCACCGCGTTCAAGGGCTTCGACAAGAACCTCGCCTGCCGCGGCTACCAGTACGAGCTGGGCAAGACCTACGAGCACGACGGCAAGGTCGTGCGCTGCGCCTCGGGCGGCTTCCACAGCTGCGAGTACCCGCTGGACGTGTTCGGCTACTACGCGCCGGCCGAGAGCCGCTATGCCGTGGTGGTCGCGCACGGCGATATCGACCGGAAGGAAGGCGGCGACACGAAGCTGGCCAGCGGCAAGATCACCATCGAGGCGGAAATCAAGGTTCCGCAGCTGATCAAGTCCGCCGTCGAGTGGATCATGGCGCGCGTGGACAAGGCGAACGGCGCGACCGCAACCGAAGAGCGTTCCCACGCCAGCAACACGGGCAACTACTCGGCCGCCAGCAACACGGGCTACGGCTCGGCCGCCAGCAACACGGGCTACGGCTCGGCCGCCAGCAACACGGGCGACTACTCGGCCGCCAGCAACACGGGCGCCCGCTCGGCCGCCAGCAACACGGGCTACGGCTCGGCCGCCAGCAACACGGGCGCCCGCTCGGCCGCCAGCAACACGGGCTACGGCTCGGCCGCCAGCAACACGGGCTACGGCTCGGCCGCCAGCAACACGGGCGACTACTCGGCCGCCAGCAACACGGGCGACTACTCGGCCGCCAGCAACACGGGCGCCCGCTCGGCCGCCAGCAACACGGGCAACTACTCGGCCGCCAGCAACACGGGCGCCCGCTCGGCCGCCAGCAACACGGGCAACTACTCGGCCGCCAGTGTTGAGGGTGCGGATTCGGTGGCCATGGCCTCGGGTTACAAGGGCCGCGCCCGGGCCTGCGCTGGCAGCGCCATCGTCCTGTGCTACCGCGATGACGATTTCAAGCTCGTGCGCATCCGCAGCGCCATCGCGGGCCAGGACGGCGTGAAGCCCGACACCTGGTACCGCCTGGCGGCAGACGGCGCGTTCATCGAAGTTCCCGACGACCAGGAGTAGGCCATGCACCAGCGCCACGATGACGACGAATTCCCTCTCTTGCCCCCGCTGGGGCGCCTGGACACGGCGTGCGCGGTCTTCTGCGCGCTGGTGTGCCTGGGCGTCCTGGGCTACCTGGTCTTTGACTTGGTCGCGATGGCCCTGTGCGACGTGTGGAGCGTTTGCTATGCGTGAGTCCAGCATCGAGCAGTACGGGGTCGCCATGTTCAAGGCGCAGGGCGACCTCCCCTACAAGTTCACCAGCCCCGGCCGGCGCAATGTGCCGGACCGGCTGCGCCTGCGCGCGATCCCGCCGGAGCACCAGGCCCTCGTCGCGCGCTACGTCCAATTCATCGAGTTCAAGGCCACCGGCGAAGCCGCCACCGCGGCGCAGGAGCGCGAGCATGCGCGCCTGCGCAAGCTGGGCTTTCGCGTAGAAGTGGTCGACAGCATCGCCGGCGTGGATGCGCTGGCCCGGGAGGCATGACATGAGCGACACGAAACACGGCTGGGTCACGCCCCGCGCGGACGGCGCTCGGGCCCGCTGCGGCGGCCCCGGCATTTGCCCGACCTGCAACACCGAAGCCATGCACGAAAAGATGCTGACGGGCGTTTTCGGCGCGCCGGCCGGCGCTGGCGCGGCCGGCGCCCCTGTAGCTGATGGGCGCGCGTTGCCGCCCTTGCCGCCCTTGCCGCCCTTGCCGTCCCCGGCGCTTCGCATGATGGCGCTGGCGGGCGGCGACAAGATCGACGAATACTGGGTCGCGCCTCAGATGCGCGAATACGCCCGCGCCGCCCTGGCAAGCGCCCCTGTGGCCGGGGAGGCGCAGCAGTTGAAGGTCGAACATGACCGAGGTTTTAGCAGGGGATGGGATCTTGGGCACCAGCACGGCAGTGACCTGGGATTCAGTGGTGGCGTCTGCGTTGCGCTCCAGGTAATCACGGGCCACGACGCGGCAACCATCTGGCGCGAGGTCGTGCAAGCGTGCGACCTGAAGAAGATGCTCGACTACGCGGCCAATGTCGAGCCCGACGAATGGGAACTCGCTGGATTCAAGCAGTACGCACGTGCGGAGCTCAACGAACGTAAGCCGCGCAAGCGCAGCGTCCCTGCCGCGCCCCAGGCCAGCGAGGCGGTGCGCTGGTTCGGCATCGACTTGGATGCCGCCGCGAAGGCGATGACTGAATTCACGGGGTATCCCTGGGAGCATTTACCTGAACCGGGGCGCGTCGCCATGCGGAAGCACGCGCAGTCTGTGATCGACGCCGCCCTGTCCGCGCAACCGGGCGCGCAATACCACCTCGATGGCCGCCCGACCGAGCCAGACAACGGCGGTCCGGTCATCAAGCCGGAGGGCATGTAATGGGACGGAAAGTCATTGCGCCGGGTACCGTTTGCGTTGCCCGACTAGGCTGGCCTGGGGATGATTGGCATCTTGTCGTCGTGGTGGGATACACCGAAGACGGAGATTACAAGACTCGATACGCATCCCCGGAAGGCATCACAGAACACTGGGTTCCGCGAAACAGCGAAACGTACTGGATAGAGCCGTTGACCGAGAAGCGCTATCTCGACCTCCTTACCCAGGGGAAACAGAGCGCGAAAGACGTGAACGTCGCCTACACAATAGCTAGGCAATGGTCGCACGATCAGACCAGCGACGCGGATGAACCATCGTTCGAAATTCTCAAGACGATGAGCGGCACGCATATGGCCTGGGACTATACCGGGCTGGGGAACAGCATAGAGAGCCTGCACCGGGCCCTATATCGGGATGTGGTGGCGCACTACAAGCGCACCATAGCGGCGCAATCGGGCGCGCAGAAGGATCGCGACCAGTGACTACCCGCCGCGCTTTCACCGCGCGCCCGTATGGCGCGCTGATCACGAACCACGCCCTGGACGTCGCGCGCTGCGGCGTCTGGGCCGGGATGGGCATGGGCAAGACGGTGTCCACGCTGAACGCCCTGGACCTCCTGGAGCTGGTCGAGCCCGGCCCGGTGCTGGTCTGCGCGCCGTTGCGCGTGGCGCAGTCCACCTGGCCGGACGAGGCTGCCAAATGGCAGCACCTGCGCAACCTGGACGTGACGCCCATCGTGGGTGACGTGAAAGCGCGTGAGCGGGCGCTGCTGCGCGCCTTTGGGTTTTCGGCCAGCGTCTTCACGATCAACTACGAGAACCTGCCCTGGCTGGTTGACCTGCTGGACCGCTGGAAACGGCCTTGGCCGTTCCGCAAAATCGTGGCCGACGAGTCCACCAAGCTCAAGGGTTTCCGTCTGCGCCAGGGCACGCAGCGCGCCCGTGCGCTGGGCCGCGTCGCGCACAAGCACGCGGCGCACTTCATAGAACTGACGGGGACACCCTCCCCTAACGGCCTGCAAGATCTGTGGGGCCAGGCCTGGTACCTGGACCAGGGCCAGCGCCTGGGCCGCACGTTCGACGCGTTCCGCCAGCGCTGGTTCCGGCCCACCTTTGACGGTTACGGCATCGAGCCGCTTCCCTACGCCCAGGACCAGATCGAGGACGCCATGCGCGATCTGTGCCTGTCGCTTGACGCACGTGACTGGTTCGATCTGAAAGAGCCGATCGTCAACTTGATCCGGGTGGACCTGCCGGCCAAGGCGCGTGGCCTGTACACCGACATGGAAAAGGCCATGTTCGCCCAGATCGGGGAACACGAGGTCGAGGCTTTCAACGCCGCGGCCAAGACCATGAAGTGCCTGCAGCTGGCCAACGGCGCGGCGTATGTCGGCGAGGACGGCACGCAGTGGGCCGAGGTCCACGACGTGAAGCTGCAGGCCCTGGACGAGGTGATCGAGGAAGCGGCCGGCATGCCGGTGCTGGTGGCCTACCACTTCAAGTCCGACCTGGCGCGCCTGCTTAAGGCATTTCCGAAGGGTCGCCAGCTCGACAAGGATCCGCAGACGCTCCGCGACTGGAACGCCGGCAAGATTCCAGTCCTGTTCGCCCACCCCGCCAGCGCCGGCCACGGCCTGAACCTACAGGACGGCGGCAACATCCTGGTGTTCTTCAGCGTGAATTGGAACCTGGAGGAACACCAGCAGATCATCGAACGCATCGGGCCCACTCGCCAGATGCAGGCCGGCCACGACCGGCCCGTATTCATCCACTACATCCTGGCGCGCGACACGGTCGACGAGATCGTGCTGGCGCGCATCGAAACCAAGCGGGAAGTCCAGGACTTGCTGCTCGAAGCCCTGAAAAGGAGAGCATAACCATGCGTGAACCTGCACCCTTCGCCCCATTCATTGAAGATAGTTCACCTGCGCAGCACGCGCTGCATAAGCTGAAGAAATCCCTGCCCTTACGGCCTTGGGAGGTAACCGGGCTTCGCAAGTGCCTGACCGAAATACTGGCGACGAGGCCTGAACTCACCGAGGCCAAAGCTGATCTGGAAGCGCTCGACGCCCGCTACACGACAGGCGGCATGCCCGTCTCGGCGGCCGGCGCCGACGCTCGTACCGACACAGTGAATCACCCGGCTCATTACACGGCCGGCGGCATCGAGTGCATCGACGCGATCGCGGCCGCCACGACCGGACTGGAAGGGATCGAGGCCGCGTGCACCGCCAACGCCATCAAGTACCTGTGGCGCTGGAAGCGCAAGAACGGGCACGAGGACTTGCGCAAGGCGCGCTGGTATATCAACCACCTGCTGGGTGACAACTGATGAAAGCCACAAAGAAAGCGCCACTGCTGGCCCGGCTACAGGCGGCCATCAACTGTGCCCATCAGGAGAACCCGGGCTGGCTGGCGCCCGTAATGCGGGAGGCCCGCGACGAAATCAAGCGGCTGCGACGCGAGCTGCGCACGGAACAGCGCCGCGCGAAGTGGAACGGCAAAACTTAAGGAGAACAGCATGGCTGACATCATCGACGAAGCCGGCGACCACATCGAACGCGAAGCCGCCGCGCGCCAAGCGGCCGCCAGTGTCCGCGCTGCGGCCATGCCCAAGGGCGAGCCCGGCGAATGCGACCTGTGCGGCGAATGGTCGGGCCGCCTGGTGGCGGGCGCCTGCGCGCCCTGCCGCGATCGGTACAAGTTGCCGTAGGGGTGCGACATGGAAAAACGGGGATTCACCATCCAGGAAGCCCAGACCTATCTTGGCGTGCGGCGCCGGTTCTTCGACACCAACATCGCGCCACGACTGGCCGGCAAGGGCACGCGCGCCGGGCCGTCGATCATCTACGAGCGCGCGGACCTGGACGCCGCCTGGGACGACTACAAGGAAGCGGTTAAACTGCCCGCGGGTAATGAGTGTCCCGCTTCTATCACAGAGGTGAAGCAATGGGACGTTCAAAAACGAACGGCGTCTACGCGACTGGTGACGGTACCTTCGAGGTCGACGCCCAGTACAAAAAACAGCGCATTCGCAAGCGCGGCTTCGAAAGCCAAGCAGCGGCAACCGACTACCTGACGGCGCAGCGTGAAGCAATCCGTGTCTCCCTGCAGTTTCTGGCAGATCCCAACAAACGGGTGCCGGTCACACTGGAAGACGCGGCCACGCAGCTGCTCAAGGATAAGGAGGGCATGCCGTCGGTCGTGACCGACGCCTACATGCTCGAACCGCTGGTGGAATGGAACGGTTCTTTAACAATCGACAAGCTGTGTGATGCCGTCCTCAAAGACTTCATCATCGATCGGCGCCGGGCGAAGTGGAAGAACAAGACCATCAACAACGCCCTGGAGTGCGTGCGCACGATCCTCAGCCGGGCGGTATCGAAATGGCAGTTTGAAAACGGCGCCACGTGGCTACCGCATGCGCCCAAGATCACGATGCTGCCGCTGTCAGATCAACGCCAGCCCCGTCCGATCACCTGGGTAGAGCAGGAGCGCCTTTTGCAGCACCTGGCCCCCTACCTCAAGCCCATGGCCGAATTCGTGCTGAACACGGGGGTGCGCAGCAACGTCGTCAGCAATCTCAGCTGGGATTGGGAGGTTCGCGTCAGTATCCGGCCTGGCCTGGAGGTGTCCATTTTCGTGGTGCCGCGGGAGTTCGTGAAGGGCCGGAAGTCGGAACGTCTGATCGTCTGCAACTCGGTCGCGCAACGACTGGTTGACGCCCAGCGTGGCCTGCACCCAGAACGGGTATTCGTTTTCCCCCATCAAACCCGCCCGGGCCGCCCACCGAAGTACGCGGTTATCACGAAGATGGGTAACCGCTACTGGGTAGCCGCCCGGGAGAAGGCCGGACTCGACGACCTGCACGTACACGATCTTCGGCACACCGTAGGGATGCGGCTGCGCGCGGCCGGTGTTTCCGAACGCACGCAGAACGAAATCCTGTGGCACACCCAGGGCAGCAACAACATGACGCACCACTATGCCGTCGCGCAGTTGTGCGAGATCTACGACGCCCTTGAGCAGATGAACCAGCGACACGACGAGGGCGAATCGCTCAATCTGTGGGCCTTGATGCGCGAAATGCGGGCAAAGGCGATACCCCAAAAGTCCCCCAGCTTAAAGCTGGTGGCCTGA